AGATGCTGCATAGGAATGTATATCTCAGATTCACCTGGATAATACAATGAAGCTCCTACGATTGTATCTTTGATCCTATCCAGTCCTGTTGTCTCGGTATCTATTCCAGCAATACCAAAATCAATCAATCGAGAAACATATTCATGAAGTTCTTCTTTAGTAGTGACTAGCCTAGCAGTAGAATCTTTGAAATATTCAACAACTTCTTTTGATATTTCGTTCAATTTATCTATTACACTGCTAGATTTCATAGATGATTTAGGCGGTTGCAGAGCAGAATTACTCTGCTCTGCAGCCTTGTTTATCTTATCCATTTGGTCTATGCTGAATAAACCCATCTAGATCACCTCCTCAAATTTGAAAGACTCAGAAACTAACATCGGAATCATCGAGCTCTTCGTAATCTCCAGGCTGATCCGCGTCATTACTGATTTCTACTGGAGTGGTTACGGGAGTAGAGGTAATCTGAGACGTAGGTGCAGGTGCAGAAGCTACTCCACGAGGTGTGATGTGGTACTGCGGCATCTCATAAGTTTCTGCTACAGCTTCTGAAGACGAAGCAGAAAGCAGGCGAGCTAAATCGGCAGATGTCATATCTTTGCAAACATTGCTGTAATAGTCAGGCATCTTTGCATTGAACTTTGCAAGAATCTGATCATAACTACCTACAGTGTTTCTAGCAACTGCGGTAATTTCGTAAGTGGTGTTTACATCACCAGACACACCATGGCGAGTAATCCGGAATACATACTCAGAAGGATTCGGATAGCGGTCGAAAACCATCTGACGAAGGACATTGTTGAAACGAACTGTTCTATCCCAGAACTGAATCTCGTCCGATCCGATAACATACATCGGAACAAATAACTTCTCCTGAATACGGAGTCCCTTCGCACAAGCAGGGCATCCAGGCTTCGTACAATGTACATATCCGGAATACTCATCAGATTTGATGTAGTGAGTGTCAGCAACTAGAACATCTTCCTCACTTTGATACAGAAAGATAACATCTGCACTGTCTCCGTCATCGCTGAGGATGAACTTTCCACCATAACGCTCTTCGTTGTAGGTTTTGATTGATTTAAAAGCCATAATCTTTGTTTCCTTTCTTGATAATGATATATGTGAATTGGCATTCCACACTATATTTAACGATTCATCGTTTCCAAACAGCATATGATCCTGCACGTTCTTTTAAACGTAATTCAACTAATACCAGATCAGGTCTGCATGTTTTCAATGTTTCTTGAATCTTGTTTGCACAATACTCACAGAGAGTTTCTGCACAAACATCTTTATCCAGATAAACTACACAAACTGAATTTTCTGAAAGTACTCTAGCCATGTTCAGATGTAGATAATCTGAGTTCTGAAGGACAAATGCTTCATTCGGAACAGAACACTCTAGTATCTTTGTAAGATAGGAAAAATCTATCATCATGGGGTTAGTATTATCAGAAGAAATCGATGATATAGTAGCTTCTAGCATGTAGCGATAAACTTGAAACTTATTGGATGTATAGTAGCAACAACCAAAGTCATATCTTTGAACAATTGAGTCAATCAACAGTAACCACCTCCTATCAATCTAAATCATCTAAGAATACAGAGAATGTATCAACAAGTAACTTCATCTTTTTCTTGCTTAAAGACTTCGGAAGTTTCTTGCCTTCTAATACAGAGTAGACAATTGACTTTACGTCGTCATCTAATCCTTCAATAGCTTCCCAAAACTCGTTGTCCATGAATGCCTGTTCCGGATCAGATATGCCATTGTCAGTAGATACAATAGTATCGAATAAATCGAGTTCATCAGAATCTACTTTAACAATATTAGGAACGGTATTATTATAGTAAGCATTGACTCCAGTCTTTGCTTTTGCAATATCTACAGATTTGCAATAGATGCAGTTGTAACAAACACGATACACATATCCAGGAGTGTATCTTCTGCTATCGGATTTGATCTTATCTACATTTTTCTGCAGATATAAAAGAACCTCCGATACGCAATCTTCTTCAACAGCGCACGGAGTCTTAAGTCGATACCAAGCCAGCTGAACCTGATCAAAGAATACCACATATAGAGCAGCAGCTTTAAGATCATCGTCAATGCCGACCCAATCGATGTATTCAATTTTCTGAAAATCGTAGATACTAGTTAACTGAGAATGGAACATGTCGTAAGTAAGCTGAAATTGATTTCTTTGATACATATTGATACCTCCGTTGATGTGCTTTGTTGAGTTAAGTGTATTCGAGTTACGTCGATGTCATATTGTATGTTGTACGAATTTACATTTTAATTATATTATAAAAATACTAAAAAGTCAATACCAATTTTCCTAATTTCAAAAATTTATGACCGATTTTTGTATAATTCGTCAAATTCTTCCTTAGTTAAATCGTTTAGGTCTTTTCCATCAGGCATTTCGACAGTCCACACAATCGAACAGCTGCTCAATGCTTTCTGGAGTTTACGTGCAGCTCTTCTTCCTGCATCATCACCGTCTGTACAGATAACAAATTCTTCTACGCCTAATTCTTTCAACTGTTGGATCTGATAAGAATTTCCCGTTCCAAGTAATGCAACGGCCTGGTATCCATATACTCGTGCAGTTAGTGCATTGATACAACTTTCGCATATCACAACAGGTTTTCCAGGCTGAACTCTGTCTATACCATAAACGGGTTTTGTTACACCTTCTGGATAGTTGTATAATTTCCCTTCGACAGACCTTCTACAGAAAAAGAGAGTTCTACCATATTTATCTCTTACAGGAAATGTGATACAAGGAACAGGTTTCTTTCGTCCAGGTGGAATCCAGTTGACATCAAATCCGATGTCATATTCTTCAATTATTTCATCAGTTAACTTTCTTTCATACATGTAAGGGACTGTGAATCTGTATGAAGCAAGTTCTTCTTCAGATACATACTTTACAGGATTCTCCATCTGTTGAAGTCTAGAAACTGCAAAATTACCAATGGCTTGATCTAGCAGGTCTTTGGGGAGCAAATACTCGAATTCTATGTCCTCCACACTAAATCCAGGGACATTTTCTACTAACCAATCTCGCCCAGATCTGTCAATGTGATGGCGTTTTAAAAGTTCGGTTACAAACTCTTCCATAGTGTAAGCCGCACCGCATGTGAAACAATGACAGAATCCTTGTGGATAGTGTTGACCATTTCGGTATTCGTCATGAAGCGATATTCCACACGACGCTCTTCGTTCATTACCATCATTGTGAAAGGGACAATAAATAGAATACCAACCATTGATTGGTCTATTTAATCGCACAAATTGATATTCACTTAGCTTTTCGAGGATAGCAGGAACATCCATTAGCAACTCACACCTTTCAATCTAATTTTCCTTGTTGTTGAAGAATAAGCATAACTGCACCTGACAAACCATTCACAGTGTCTATGGCCTGTTTATCATTAGTGTAATCTTCAGAATGATCAATGATGCTTTGTTGTTTCTCTTGAATTTTACTGATTAGATCATCACCGTCAATGTATCTGGATTCTAACTCCATTAGTTTTTCAATCATGTAAACAACATATTCGGGAGGATTGTGAGCACCTTGTTCCCAGTTACTAATGTTATCAACTGGAATATGAAATTTCTGTCCGAACTTGGCCTGAGAAAGACCTGTTCTGCCTCTAAGTTCCTTAATTGTCATTTTGATCTCCTCCATATTCAAACAAAAGCCCTTTAGCATGTTGCATGTTTTCAGATTGTGTGACCCACTCCAAATTTTCTACTAAGTTGTTAAGTTTGTTACCATCAATGTGATTCACTTGTGGTTTATCAGATGGATTTGGAATGAATGCCAAAGCCACAAGTCGATGTACTAGATAAGTTTTAACTTGATTTTCTTTTGACAAGTTTACATGATAGTATCCATCTCTTTGCAGTTCAGGTTCTAGTACACAAGACTTTCGAAATTTTTTGATACCACATTCATGAGAAATTCTATCTACACTTCGTATCTGACCTTGCACTGATGCTTGATATATTCCTTCATATCCAGGAATATATTTCCATTCGTCAGTATTCTCAACCGTATGAAATTCCGAAACAATTCCGATGTTGTTTAACTGACCATTTTCCTTGTTACCATCAATCGGATAGATGTTTGACAAATCAAATCCGAAAGCTTTTGCTACAATATCAAACACGTAAACGGTTTCAGTAGTTCCGTCTTTTCTGAGATACACCTGCCCTTGATAAGGCTTTAGAAATTTACCGGTTTTCTTGCTATGAACTAAACCTTGGTCGTTTACTTCATAAAATTTTTCATATCCTATAACCGATCTCCATTCTTCTATCATCTCAGCACCTCATTAGAACTCGACATCATCATCTAAATCAAATTCATCTGTGCTTGCATGAGCAGGTGATGGATTGTTAGCTACGGTAGAAATAGACACATTAGGAGCGATGCTAGTAGGAGTTACATCATCACTGCCACCTGGAAGATACTGCATGTTTCCAGTATTTACATCCCAGGAGTAACTAAGGACGGGTTTTTGGTTGTTAGCACTTCTTGATTTCTCCAACCGAATGTCCAGGACATGTTTGTCAAAAATCTGACGAATTGCGAAAACCTGCGTTGCAATTCTTGCAGGGTGGTCGCTTCCTTCGACTTGATAAATGCCAGGAAACGGCTCACCTTTGTCATCTTTGCATTCGCGAGTTTCTCTGTTTGCTTGCATCGCAACAACTACTGCACACCCCATCTGCTTACTCAATCTAAACAGGTCAGTACACATGTTTTTGTACCGCTCATAGTCGGTGGTTGACTTCTTAGTATCAACCATGTAAGAAAGTCCATCAATGACAAGAAGTTTGATTCCGTGTCGCTTTACTAACTGACGCAAGTTGTTTACCGAAACAGATCCTTCCGATACATCTTTGTCCTCTAATACGAATGCACTTGTTGTTTCTTTGCTAAGTGCTTTGACATACTTCATGTAGTCATCTGTGTAGTTACCTAAATGAAGCTGACTGTTCTGGAAATGGGATCTCCAAGTATCGAATCTTGTTCCTAAGAAACAAGCTTGCATTTCAGGTGAGTAATACAATACTGGAAATCCATGTGACTGAGCAGACTCCATCATCTTTGTACACACCCAGGACTTACCTGTGTTAGTTCTTGCAACGATTATAAGGAGTTCTTCAACTGTTGACAATCCGCCGTACATGAGTTTATCAATTTCAGCGAACCCTGTAGGAATTCTTGATTGCATGTTGAATTGCTTGACCTGTTCGGCACGTTTATCAGCATCTGCTATCAAATCAAGCGGTTGGCTTGTATCTAATGACGAAGCTCTTTCACATTGATTCTCTAAATACGCCCAACAGGCATCAATATCATCAGAGCCTAAATTTTTAATGCGATTGAAAGTTTCCAAAAGAAGTATCTGACGCTTGTGTTTGCACATCTCCCTATGTATGTACTCCATAGGTTCAGATACTTTAACCAATATTGTATCAGGAAATCTTGCTTGGAATGTGAATACATCAGGTACCTTGTTGTAGGTGGCCTTATGATTAAGTATATATTCTATCTGCTCAGTGAATACATTGTAGTAACTTACATCATATTCGCACAGCTTCTCAACTTCATCTTCTGAGGCAGATGTTAATATCTTAGAAATAACCTGTAATTCGATAGAGGTAACGCTCATTTGATGCCACCTCCTCTATACATACATTCCGAAAGCTTCTGTTTAAGAATTATAGGAAATGAATTACTAGCAGAAGATTTCGTCACGATTCCTGAAGTTGGAATAACTACAATAGTTGTTAGGTGTGCTTGTGCCCTCAACTGCATCATGTTCAGAAGAAGTTGACTTTCAAAGTCACCAAAGTTCACATAATCTAAGTTTGAAACAATGAGTACTTTTGCAGATTCTGACCATATCTTAGTGTACTCTAAATTATCAGAACTGCCGCTACTCCAACTGTTTCTCAGGTCATCTATGTACTTAGAATACTTCAGATTATAAACTGTACAATGCAGTCTGCTACCTTTCCAGTTTTGACAAATGGCTACATACGTCAAAAGTTGTGCATACTTAACTGTATCAGATGCAGAAAATACCCCTATCCGATCCTGAAAAGTCTGAAGGACATTTTGAGCAGTTTCAAACTCTTTCTTGCTAGAACTGAATAAGGTGGTCTCGGTATTCAACCCATTTCTTTCTAGCAAGTAAGAAGTTTCTGCATATATGGGGCAAGATTTGTCACAAAGATGCTCGGTGCAGTAAGCACTAAATATGCATCCATTCATTGATTCATTTGCCTCCTTAGTATAGGATTTCGGCTTCTTAAGTAAGATACACGAGATCTAACACATTTCTTTGCAAGGCCTACTGGGTCATCATAACCAAATTCTTCATAATCTCTAAATGGCATGAAGAGTGTTAAGAACGGATCCAGCGTACCAAACAGAGGATACTTATGTTTAATCTTTTCAACATCTCTCTCAAGTAAATAACGACGAATTACATACTCTTTTACGAATTCTTTCTCATAAGGAATTTCTTTAGACTCAGGAAGGTCTTTCCATATGTCGTAAATGTTGAACAATGTTCCATCAATTTCTAGATTGATGTAGAAACTTACAAACTCACCATCGACTAGTCGATAAGGTTTGTAGATATGTGGATACTCAATTATGTTTTGCAGAATTTGTTCTTCTGTGAATCCCTTTATAGGAAACACAACACCTGCTTTGGAATTGAATGACAATCCACTTGCGTGCATGTACATCTTTTCAGACCGTGTTCGTATGAGAGTATCAGGAAAAAGCCGAAGAAGGTCAATATCAGACATAGCTGAAACATCGGTAGTACATGATATCTCATTTTGAGTTTCAGGAACTACTGGAAGTGTTTTATAGATTGTGTTGACCATTCCATACTCATTCACACGGTCGTTGGCAGGATCTACTATGAATCTAGGAATCATAGGAGGTTGAATAGACAAATCTGCTTTACTAGATTTAGATGTTGTAGGTGAAGTATAAGACGGGCTAGGAATATTAACAATAGACTTCACTGACCGAGTAGTTGCTACCGTTTCTATAGGTGCTTCCTTAGGAGTTGTATCTGCTGAAACATTTGCTACAATCGTGATGCTATCAAGACTCCAATCAATATCACGATAAACAATATACAGTTCACCTAATTTTGCTTGCATTGTATCATCAGAAACATCTAACATGCTGAAATTAAACATGTTATTTCGATCCCATGAGAAAGAGTCCCCTGAGACAACACGATAGGACAATGTATTCATCAACTTGATGATACTACAGCTCTCACTCCTGGTTAGTTGTTGCTTCTCTACAACACTTGTTATGATATCGGAATGTATAGTTTGCAAATATCCTTTAACAGAAGGAGGATATTTAAGCAATTCAGTAATCTGCGAAAATTTAGATATCTTTCTCAAATCATCACCTCAGTACATCTTTCTCTATGTCATACCTATCTACAAACCCTGAATCAATAGACATGAAAAAATTATACACACTTTCTGAATTCACAGAACATTCTCCTATGCTGCTAAGATAACTTAAAACAGGATCATACATCTTATCCCATATCTGAATAGCTTCCACACTGATATCTTCGACAAGTGGATCTTCACCAATACGATAAATTTCATAAGGTACAGCATATCCGGATTGAGATCCGTCCTTGCAGATAAGCTGATCAAGCCAAATATTGAAATCTGAAACAAACTGATCAATTGTTCCATCTCGAAGATGGATTCCATATGCTATCACGATACTCCTAACATACTTAGGAATATTTTGAATCCTATAGTGAAATCCTGAATCATGTGAACGAATGAAGCGAAGATTGAACCATCTCCAGATTAACTTCCCACAATTATCTACATGAATGTATCCACTAGATAAGGTGTTTAACTTAAGGAATGTAGTACGATATGCTTTGAATACAAGTTTAGTGCTACCTACACCTGAATTACAATCTACTAAATTGCTCAAGTTTTCAATCTTACTCGATGTTTCCATACCTTTTTCAATAGTATCATTCACGACATCTCTAAGTGCTTCTGAACTTGACGGGTCATCCTCCGCACTTATCGAATAAATCTCAAGTATATCAGAAAGTAAGTCAATCGCATGATACAATTCGTTGCTCATTTTGAACAGACGAATCTGGGTTTTCTTATACATCTCAGGATTACTAGACCTAACAGATTCTAAGTAGCTTATAAGTTTAGCAAGATGAATCTCTGCTCCAGTTACATCCAAGGAATGTCACCCCCTCTTCTCTACACTAGCGATTCTAGGCAGTACAATCTACAATGACGATTCAAAAACTTCAAAAACTAGATGTTAACAAAAAATTTTTCAAAAAACCTGACGATCAATGAGGTGTGTACATGTTATGATAATATTAAATGCAAAAGAAGTCAAGTAGATTTTACTAAAGATATGTATATGATTTATCTATTTGTACCTGGGTGGTATTTGTTTTAGTTATACCTACCTGCCACCTCATTCTTCACCTGTTTTCAAACCTCAAAAATTTTTCAAACTGCAGGTTGTTTTTTGCAGTTTTCGCAAATGTGGTCAACGTGTATCTGGTAAAAAATGTCAATGCGTGTCCTGAGGGGTGAGGGGCGAAATCGCAGATTGCAAAAATTGCAAATGTCAGTTGACCTTGAGCGACCCAATTAACAAATATCAAACTTTTTATTTTTTATGTAAAAATTGTTTAAAGGTTATATGTTCACTGTTCATTATTATTTATGTGGCGGTTCTGTTTAAATTTGGACACTTTGTATCACGAAACTGTTCAAATTTAAACATATTTGTCAGTTATTACTACTGTCCAAATTGTAACTGTTTTACTGATACTGAGTCATAAGAAATCTACATTTTTGGACATTAGTACTATTATAAAATTCATAGTTTATTTAACTTGAAAAATTTAAAAAATTCAGTCATCGCATTAAAACTTGAATCGTTTTTAACTGTACGAGACACACCAAAATTTTTGTCAAGAACTTTAAGAAACTTATTGACTTTTTTCTATTTTCATATTACAATACAAGTATACGTCTACGGACGGGTAGATGTGTGATGATTAAGGTGTGTGATAGATCTGTAGTAGGGCTTTTTAGCTTTACTGCAGGTCTGGAAAGCAAAGAGGAGACATTATGGATACTAACACTGAAGAGCTGTGGAAATTTATTGATAAGTTTGATGGATTTGAAGTATCTAACAAGGGAAGAATTCGTAGATCTAGATACACAATTACTTATCCGAATGGTAAAATTGTAGAAGTTCCTGAGCAAGAGATACATACTACTGAATGTTATGACGGTCTATATGCGAATTTCAATCGGAATCATATACATATGAAGAAACTCGTAGCAGACGCGTTTTTACCGAGGCCAGATGATTGGTCTACTAAGAACTACATCCTTGAGTTTATAGATGGTAACATGTACAATTGTAGTGTTGATAACTTGCGTTATGTTACATTGTCTGATCACATTAAGCAGCAGATAGATGAAGGACGGCGTAATTCTCCTAACAATTACAGAGGGGTTCAGATTGTTTGTCAGGAAACTGGGAGGGAATATGCTTCCATCAAAGAGCTGTGTGATGCTATCGGAGTATCTAGATATTTTGTTACTAGAAATTTGTATTCGGGAACACCTATTTTAGGAAATCACTATAGTGTTTTGTAAACTTCATCTGGGGGTCAATTTGTTGTGGGTGACAAATATGATGAAATAAAGAGAAGGACTATCGAAATATATGATTCACTACCACAAGAGAAGTCTGAAAGAATTCGATGTTTAGCTGAGCGAGATCAAATACTGGAATTGAATATAAATTTTTTCAGCTACATAGCTGCTAACAAATTTCTCAACAATTCATTCATATCATATGAAGATAAGTTTCAGTCTGCATGTTGTCATTTTTTAGACTGTTGGTGGTGGTACAAATGGAAAGGTGATGCAACGCATAAGGCTTACAGAGATGATTTGTCATTTACTGTTTTCTTTAAGCCTAGAATCACTGAAATGATGGAAAGAGAATTCAACGAAGTTAAGTATTCTATCCGACGTTCTTTGTGTATGATTGTAGGGGAACAGATTGGAAAACACTGGGCACAAGTCAGATATGAAGATCTTTCCGACCCTAGGGTTCATCTTCCTGCTGATAAAATGATTTCGTTGAAAGCGTGTTTTGGAAGTTTATATCAGATGAGCATATCTGATGTTGAACCTTTTTTATCCGGTGAGTCTTACGAAATAGATGGTGATGATGAATTTGAAATGTCCTGCATGTACAACACTGTTGAAGAACTGTTAGCACATGAGATGATGGAAGCTGAATCAAAATTAACAGATAAACAACTGATTAAGATGGCAGATATGTATCAATTAGATATAAATGTTCTTAGAGATGCTCTACCTAGAGCAGAACTTCTTTTATATAATCGGTTGAAAAAGAGTTTAGAAAGCAAGTTGTAATCAAAAAATTAGGCGAAGCTTATGACAGCTCCGCCTTTTACTATGTTCTTAAATCCTCATTTGCAAGAATTACAGATCTAATTCTGAGTACCACTTGATCCAAGGATTCATCTGTTCGAGCATATAAGATACTTTGAATACATCTTCGTCAAAGTATCTTTTTCCGATTACTTGTACGCCTATCGGTAGATTAGTTTCTTCATCCCTCATTACAGGAACCGAAGCTGCAGGTGTACCAATCATATTCTCTAAGAAGGTGTAACCAAAACCTATCAGTGGATTGATAGGCTGACCAGATATTTCAGAGGGTCCTTCGGTGAGATTTTCTGAATAATCATTTAAGCAGTTCAAACAACCTGTTACAGGAGCAAGGATGATATCATAATCTTTGAATATCTCATTATGTGCATCAAGAATCTCAGTTCTAAGTTCATGGAACTTTCGATAGTCTAACATGTTTGAAGAAAAAGCTTTCTTGTTCCATTCTACTAACTGTTCTGGAACATCTTTATGATCGAATGTACACAGACCTAACTCTTCGTCTATTGCTCCATCGACGCTGATACTTCTGAGCCAAGCATCTTCGTACTCTTGTCTGCTAGAAGGAAAATTCATTTTTACAACACTTACTTCTACTCCAGCATCTTTCAGAATCGACATTGCGAGTTCAATGCTTTTTACAACTGCCGGTTCTGGATCCGGAAAAAGATCAAAATTGAATGTAACTGCGATTTTCATACCACGAATCGGTTGATCTAATGTTTTTAAGAAATGTTTCTTAGGAAGCGGTACACTGATTGGATCTGCAGGATCATATCGCATCATTTCATCCATCATAACTGCAGCGTCATATACACTCCTTGTGATAGGCCCTCCACAGCAATATGGATGCGTAGCTGTCCAAGCATCAGGTCTGCAAACACTAGGAACAAGTCCTGCAGAAGGTTTGAATCCAAAACATCCACACCAGGCAGCAGGAATTCGGATTGATCCACCTGCATCCCCGCCTTCTGCCATTGCTAACATACCTGCAGATACTGCTGATGCGCTTCCTCCAGACGAGCCACCTGAATTGTATTTAGGATTAAACGGAGAAGATGTTGGACCATACATAGAATTATCACAAGTTCCTCTAAAACCGAAAGACGGAGAATTGGTTTTGCCGATGACAATTGCTCCTAAATTTTCAGCAGCTTTGCAAAATTCAGAATCATATTCATCTACTGTAACAAGTGATCTTACTCCACCATGAGAGGCAGTCCAACCTCGTTTAGAAGGAAGAAAGTCTTTCAGTCCTACAGGAACACCAGCAAACGGTCCACAATATTCACCTTTAGA